CGCAAATCTCTGCCACCACAGAATCCAGCGTTCGCGCCCCCACCCGACCGTTCAACCAGTGACCACGGGCATAGTTCTCGCCATCGCTCCACAAGTCCCGATTGTTCGGAAAGGCCGGAAAGGGCCGCGTATCCCATGCCCAGACATAGGCATTAGTCATATCAATCATCGGCGCGCCGTAAACCTCGGACAGCGGATTGCGCACCGCGTCCTTCCAATAACCCAGAACCGTCTGCAAATACCGCAGTTGAATCAGATCATCCCGCGCCCCGTTGGAATATTTCGGCAGGCTGGATTCGGATGATTTCGGGTCCAGAAACTTGTTCGGTTGGTTGGTGCCCTTGTCGATCGCACCACACCCCAGTTCTGTAAACCAGATCGGCTTGGATTGCGGCTCCCACGCGGTGGCCACAGCCTGCCGTTCCCCGCCGATACGCTCGTGGTGATCATTTTCCCACCAGCCCCGCAAGTCTTTGTACCGCCAGATCCAAGGCTCATCATGGTCCTGATCCTCAATCGGGGTGCGGATTTGCGCGGCCTCAGCGTCAGGCGAATGATAATACCAATCAAACCCCTCGCCGCCCTCGACATTGGATGCCAGATAGGCCGGATCATGGATGTCAGACCACCCGGCCTGCGCATCCAGATGATCCGCCCCATCGCGCCAATCGGACAACGGCATGTAATTGTCGACCCCGACAAAATCGATATTGTCATCCGCCCACAAAGGATCGAGATGGAAATACCGGTCACCACTGCCATCCTGCGGCTGATAGCCAAAATATTCCGACCAATCCGCCGCATAGCCAATCTTGATGCCACTGCCCAGCAACACCCGCACCTCTGCCGCCAGATCAATCAACGCCGCCACGGCAGGAAACCCGGCAGCGCCACGTATTTGCGTCAACCCGCGCATTTCGGAGCCGATGCAAAACGACTCGACCCCGCCAGCTGCGGCGCACAAAGCAGCATAATGCAGGATAAACCGCCGCAGGCCCCAGTCTTGCGGCCCCGTATAGCTGACGACACCATCGCCTACGGTAAAATCCGATGCCGATGCCGTGCCAAAAAACGCAGCCACCTCGGCATCAGCCGCCGCCGTGCCGTCAGGTGATCCCACCTGCCCCGGCGCGGCAGATAGCGTGATCCGCCCGCGCCATGGTAAAACCGGTTGCTCGGCCGCCCCTGACCAAGGATCAGGCAACCCGTTTCCTGCCGCCTGATCCATCAGGATAAACGGATAGAACATCACCCGCGTACCATTTGCATTCATATGGCGGATCGCCTCGACCACAGCCGTATCGGTCGGCGTGCCGCCATAAATTGGCCGCCCCTCGACCTGTACAATCTCTTCCACATCAGACCGCGCCTGCCCCGCCACACCCCAGGGCATATTGCTGCCCTCGATGGTCTTACGCTCGACCTTGGGCTCCACCTGACACTGGCCACAGCGCAGATCGCCGCCAAACCACGACACTACCAACGACGCAGCCCCACAGCCCGGCAATTCCTCGGACAATGCTTCTAATGAAGTTTCAAGGTCGCTCTTGCCAGAGGGGCTATTGATATTGGCCGCCCAGGAACTGCCCGGCCCTTCCGAATAATAGACCGGAGTCGTTGCCAGCGTGTACTCCCCAGTGCCCGGCATCAAAGCCACGCCATTGATCAACTGCGCCGGATCATCGCCATACCCCACCGCCTCGGGCTGTTCCGCCCGAACAACCTCAAACGAAAACTGTGGCACCCGGTTGCCAAACGGCTCCAGCGACAGATCTTCCATCACCACATAGGCCGTGCCGCGATAGGCCGGAACCATCCCCGCGCCTTCAATCGCTTCCATCACCGGATCGACCAACTGGTCCGCGGCACCTGTATAAACCCGCAGGTTCAGATCATCCCGCGCCACTTCCTCGCCATCGGCCCAGACCCGGCCAATGCTGGCAATCTCACCCTCGCAAACCGCTATCGCCAGCGACACGCTGTAGCTGTAGCTGGTGGTTGTCGGCGCGCTTGGGGCTCCCTTGCCGCCCCCGGTTGTGGTTGCAGCCTCCTGAAAATCTGACGCCCAGATCACCTGCCCACCAACCCGCATCCGGCCATAAACCTGCGCAATCGGCGCGCCATCACTGGCCTTGGTCAGGCGAAACTGCTCGATCTTACCGGTCTCGACCGGATCGGACCCGGTGCCCAACAAACGCTGGTCGATCACCCGCCCCAGCGTTGCCCCCACGGCCCGCCCGATCGCGACCGAAGACAGCCCCGCCAGCGTACCCCCAACCGAGCCACCAATGGCTGCACCCGCAGCCGAAAGAAGTATCGTCGCCATCAGAGCACCTCCAAGGAAGATTTTGTGGGAAATTCAAACACTGCCGCAATCCGCCGCCGCCAGGGGGCGCTCAGCGGGCTTTCAACCACGCCGTGGCGTGCATAAGCATGCACAAACCGCGCATCCCGCCCGACGCGCACCACAATACCCAGATGCTTGGCCACCGACCCGGCGCGCATCCGAAACAAAATCACATCACCCGGCGCAGGTTCCCCGGATTTTTCAACCAGATGCCGCCGCGCCGCCTGCCATAACCGCTCTTCGCCCTGTGGCTCGGACCAGTCCATAGAATAGGCCGGAACCGCCTCGGGCTCGGCACCGTAAACGTCGCGCCACACGCCGCGCACCAAGCCCAGACAATCCGCCCCGGCCCCCCGCCGCGCCGCCTGATGGCGATAGGGCGTGCCGATCCAGCCCCGTGCTGCCGCCACGATCCCGGCACGACCGGACATCAGCGCAAACTCCCGCCGGAATTGGTCCCGGACTGCTTTGGCACCGCCATCACCCAATCCTCGCCCGGAATATCCGGAAAACCCTGAAAGTTCACAAAGTTGTTGAACTTTAACCGACAGCTTTCCATGCGCTTGTCGCACCCGGCCTCCAGCCGCACGATATCGCCCTCGGCAATACCCCCGCGCAACGGTTCCCACAGCTCAACAACCCTGGATTCGGTTTCAAACCGATCCAGTTTGATCGCCCCCCACAATCCCGCAGCGGCACCCGACACCACCACCAACCGACCGCGCGCAAACCAGCCCGGCTCAAACCCGGCCATATCCGGCCAGCGAAATTCCCGCGCCTGCACAACCTGCTCGACCGCGCGTTCTTCTGTATATCCCAGTGTCGACAGATCAAACCCACAGGCCAGGTCCGCCAAAACGGCAGTACACGGCTTTTGATACACCCGCCCGATGGGCCGGTTCAGCGCCTCGGTCAGCCCGCGCAACTCAGCGTGAAAGGCCCCGCCACTGCGCCGCAATTCGCCAATCGTGCCGCGAAACTGCAACCAGCGCACGTCCACATCCGCCCAGTTTACCAACCAGGCCTGTACCTTGGCCCCGTCAAACCGCCCGGCCTCTATGTCCTCTTCGCGCACGGCGGCATCACTGAGCGCGCCAATGGCCTCGGTGTTATCAACCGACAACCCCGTGCTTTGCTGCAACGCCTGCGCCGACAACCCGCTGTCAGCCCGAAAGGTGACGCCCTCAAACCCCAGCGGCATGTCGTGGTCGGTGAACCCGTACTGAACCCCATCCGCGCGGGTGATCGCCCAACAGCGACACAGGCTGGTCAGCCCGGTCTCGACATGCGCCTGAAACGCCTGATTGACCCCGCCCATCAGACCCGTACCTCGACCACTGGCACATTGGGCACAGATCCCGCCTGAAAACTGGCGACACTGGTCTGAATGCGATCCGTGTCAAATCGCACCGGCACGTCAAATTCAAACCCGGCGACAATCTCCATTTCCTCGGCAGGCGGATGCTCAAAGCTGACCAGCCCGGTGGTCAAATCCACCTCGTAATCCACGCCTTCCTGCAATTCGTCCTGCGCAACCCCAACCCGAACCGAACCCGCAACCGGCTTGGCAATCGGACGGCCATAGCTGTGCGTGCCAGACCAATAGGTCTTGACCAGCCCAAACTCCGTTCGATGCCCGTTGCCCAGCGCAATCACCTGATCGCGAAACGAGATTTCGCCACTGGCCCGCCCGGATTTGAAATCCGACCAGTCCTTCCAGCGAAACCCAAACATCTGCCCGCGCCGCGCCTCGAAAAACGAAATCAGCGTTTCGACGTCGTCCAGCGACCGCATCCCCAGCCCGGCGTCATAGCGCCGCCGTGAATGCGCCCAGGGCGTGTTGCGTTCCTCGAACCCGTTGGCCAGCGTCACCACATCTGTGCGCCGCTCTGGTCCCCCGACTGAGCCAAAGCTCAGCGATGCCGGAAATCTCACCTCATGAAAGCTCATCGTCGCTTCTCCGATCTAGCGATTACGGTTGCCACGCCCCAGGGCCCGGCTCATCTGTGCTGCGATCTGCCCCTGGCTGCGCTGAAATCCCTGAACGTCGGGCGTTGTGATATTCATCACCACGCTGACACCGCCGCCACTGGCGCTGCGCACCCCCAGCTTGCCATCAGCCCCCC